GCGGATTTCTCGGGGGAGGTCAATTTGACCCGCGCCCACAAAGCAAAAAGCCTGAACAGCGCGAACTGTGCAGGCTCTTTTAACCACGCAACTAAGTAGGAGTTTTATGGCTGACGCGATTCTATATCAAGACTTTTTGAAGCGCAAAAAGCACACGACCGGGAGCTTTGGATTTGACCCGGTGTGGATGCCTGAATCAGCTTTTGATTTCCAGGCTCACATCATTGAAAAAGCAGTGCGCAAGGGCCGTATCGGGTTGTTTGAGGATACCGGGCTAGGCAAGACGATGCAGCAGCTTGCCATTGCTGAAAACATCATCCGGCACACGAACAAACGAGTGCTGATCCTGACACCGTTGGCCGTGGCTTTCCAGTTCATTGACGAAGCTACCCGTATCGGCATCAGCGACATTGCGCACAGCAAAGATGGCACCTTGGCCAAGAAGATAACCGTCTGCAATTACGAGCGGTTGCACCTGTTGAGCCCGGATGATTTTGTCTGCGTGATGTTGGACGAATCCAGCATTCTGAAAAACTTTGCAGGCAAGACACGCGACCAGATCGTTGCCTTTATCAAGCGGGTACCTTACCGTTTCCTGTCAACCGCAACACCGAGCCCCAACGACTTCATAGAGCTTGGCAACAGCAGTGAAGCATTGGGGTACATGGGTTACATGGACATGCTGACCAAGTTCTTTAAGTCGAACCAAAACAGCGTGGACAGCAACAACCGAAACATCGGTGAAAAGTTCTATCTCAAGCCACATGCCGAACGCGATTTCTTTGCGTGGGTAAATCAGTGGTCGGTGATGGTCAAGAAGCCGTCTGACCTTGGCTTTGCAGACAAGGGCTATGAATTGCCCGCTCTGCACGTAAAAAAGCACATGGTCAACAACTCCAAAACATGGTGCATGAATGGTCAAGATTCATTGTTTGCCATGCCAGCGGCGACCATGACAGAAGTTCGGGAAGAGCAGAAGTTGACAGTGAAAGAACGCTGCGAACGTGCCGTTCAACTGGCTGGCAAAAAGACTTCTGTCTATTGGTGCAACCTGAACGACGAAAGTGATTTACTTGCTACGTTGGACCCTGACGCCGTAGAGATCATCGGCGGCATGTCAATCGACAAGAAAGAGGAAATTCTCGTCGCATTCGCTCGGGGTGAGATTAAGCGTCTGATTACAAAAGCCCGCATGACTTCCATGGGGCTGAACTGGCAGCACTGCAAGCACACGGTATTTTTCCCAACGTGGAGCTATGAGCAGTATTACCAAGCTATTCGCCGGTTCTGGCGCTTTGGGCAGAAGTCAGAAGTCACCTGCGACATGGTTATCAGCGAGGGCCAAGAGCGCGTACTTGAAGCCCTGGAGCAAAAAACGCAAAAGGCTATCCAGCTTTACGGCAACCTGGTTGCAGCAGCAAATCAAGACTTCACCGACGTTCGTCGTGAATTTTCAAATATCGGCAATCTGCCAATGTTCCTTCAAAGAGCCTGACATGCAAATCAAACAAGAAATTCACACGCCAGAGTACAGCATTTACAACAGCGACAACATGGAAGTCATGCCAGGGCTTCCAGACAACAGCGTTGACCTAGCAATTCACTCTCCCCCTTTTTGCGGCTTGTACCAGTATTCCAGCGACCCACGCGATATGTCGAACTGCGAAACCCGCGAACAGTTCTTACAGAGCTACGAATACCTGATCGCTGAAATGGCAAGGGTCATCAAGCCAGGACGAATTACCGCCGTTCACTGCACTGATGTTTTTGATAACTCATGCCGTCTTTGGGACTTCCCTAACGAGATCATTCGCTTGCACGACAAGCATGGTTTTCAGTACCGCAACCGCATCACGATTTGGAAAGAACCGCTCAAGGTTCGTATGCGGACCATGGTCAAAAGCCTGATGCATAAATTGATCGTAGAGGACTCTACGCAGTGCTTCACGGCCATGCCTGACTATGTGCTGGTGTTCACCAAGAAAGGTGAAAACGCGGTCCCTGTGACCCATCCGCACGGCCTGAAACGCTACTTTGGCGATACACCGATTCTCCCGAATATCCTTCGCGCATTCAACAACGCCAACGAATCAAAGTTCAATGAAGAGGAGCTGTGGGAGTACCTGAAAAGCAACTTCAAAGACCATCAAGACCCGAAGAGCAACAAGCTGTCGCACTACATCTGGCAGCGGTATGCATCAAGCGTATGGGATGACATTCGGATTGATAACGTCCTGCCATTTCGTGACAGCCGCGAAGAGGACGACGAGAAGCACGTTCACCCGTTGCAACTTGATGTGATTGACAGGCTGGTAGAACTTTACAGCAATGAAGGCGAGGTTGTGTTGACCCCATTCATGGGTGTTGGCTCGGAGGTCTACAGTCCCGTTTCTATGGGCCGCAAAGCTATCGGAATCGAACTGAAAGACAGTTATTTCAAACAAGCCAAGATCAATCTTGAATTGGCGTCAAAGCGGTTCACTAGCGAAAACGGATTGAAGCAAGAGGCATTGTTTCAGGCTGAAGACGAGATGGATCTGGAGGCCGCGTAATGTCCACCTACTACGCCGTTCCATCGACACCAAACCGGAAGCGGAACAGGCTTTCGCGCACGGAGTACCAAAGCCGTCGCACGGAGTTTGCAGCGCGTGGAAACGATCTCCCGCAAACCAAGCTGCTGGCTATCGACATCATGACCATCCGCAGTGCCGCCAGGCAGCGACAAGCCCTGTTGAAGCACATCCGGGAGAACCTGAGTAATGAAGCGGTGGCCAAACAGTTCGGCGTGCACGTCAGGACTATCGAAAAGGTTCTTAGCCGCGAAACTGGGAGTCACGTGGCATGACCGGCCTACAAGAACTCCAAGACGCGATCCTTAGCCTTGAGGCGCAGATTGCGGGCAAGCACATGGAACTCGCCTACGCCATGGGTGAGCGCGATATTGCCCATAAGCACCGCCAGGCCATGGAACAGGCGATCAAGGCGCAGATGGACTTCCGCATCAAGTGTGGGGATGGTGAGTGCTTCTTTGATCAGGCTGGGGCGCGGGATGCGCTGGCTGCAAGGGGCGCAAATTGATTTCAGGCTTGGCTAGGTTAGCTACCGAAGAGGCGGACTTCCGGCCCGCTCTGCCAATGTCCTTATTGCCGGGGTTTACCGGAGGCCAATATGGCGACTAATCGCAAAGCGATTTCCAAAAAAACCAGATTTGAAGTTTTCAAGCGTGATGGCTTCAAGTGCCAATATTGCGGCGCCCACCCGCCTGCTGTTCTGCTTCATGTAGATCACATCAAGGCCGTGGCTGCTGGCGGCAAGAATGATACTGACAACCTTGTGACAGCTTGCGAGCCATGCAACCTTGGAAAAGGTGCGCGTGACCTGTCAGTGGTTCCTCAGACATTGGCGGACAAAGCTGCATCGGTTGCGGAGCGTGAGGCTCAATTACTTGGCTATCAGGAAATACTGGAAGCCAAACGCGAGCGTATTGACGAAGAGATGTGGCGTGTTGCAGAGATCATTGAGCCCGGCAGCAGCGATAAGGGGATGAGTCGCGATTGGACGGCAAGCATTCGCCGTTTCAATGACCGACTGGGTGTTCACGCGGTTCTTGAGGCAGCGGACTCCGCAAGATCTCGTCACGTCTATGGCGGGAAGAAAACCTTCCTTTATTTTTGCGGTATTTGCTGGAACCTCATTCGAAAAATGGATGGTGGTGTGAATGCCTAGTCGAATCCTTCGCGAAGGCATCCTGACCAGCGACCGCGTGAATTCACTTACCGCGTCTGGTGAGGTGTTCTATCGCAGATTGATGTCGGTCGTGGATGACTACGGTCGATTTGATGGGCGCCCTGGTCTGTTGCGAGTGTCCTGTTTTCCCTTGCGCGTCGATGCAGTCCGCGAGGCCGATATTTCCCGTTGGATCACTGAGTGTGTGATGGCCGGTCTTATCGTTCTCTACGCGGTCGATGGCAAGAACTACTTGGAAATGCAGGACTTCAAACAACAGCAGCGCGCAAAGAGTAAATATCCGCCGCCATCTGATGGGCAGTTGATAGACGGTTGCTCAGCACCTGATATGCAACCGCTTAGCAACCGCTTAGCAGATGTTCACTTAGACGTATTCGGAGTCGGAGTCGGATTACGAGTAGAGCCTAACGGCTCTGTCGGCAAGACCGACCTACCGCCATGCCAAACCGATCGAATCGTCAGCATTTACCACGATGTTCTCCCTGAATTGCCAAGCGTCAAGCTCATGCAGGACAAGCGAAAGAAGGCAATCGGGAGCTTCTGGAAATGGGTTTTGACCAGCAAAAAGCCAAACGGCGAGAGGCGCGCAACCAACGCGCAAGAGGCATTGGAATGGATTCAAAGCTATTTCAACCGGGCTCGTGACAACGACTTTTTGATGGGTCGCGGCGCCAAAGCGCCAGGCCATGAGGGATGGGAATGCACCCTCGACTTCCTGTTAACCGACAAGGGCATGGGCCATGTCATCGAAAAAACCAAGGACCACGCATGAACCTAACCGACGATCCAGAACTGGCGAACCTGCGCGTTCCTCCTCACAGCATCGAGGCTGAAGCCGGAGTCCTGGGCGCACTGCTGCTGAACAACTCCGCCTGGGACCGCGTAGGCGACCTACTCACCGATTCAGATTTCTACCGTGCCGAGCACCGGCTGATCTTTGGCGCCATCGGGCAACTGGTCAACAGCAACAAGGCCGCTGATGTGGTGACGGTGTTCACGCACCTGGAAAAGCACCAGCAAAGCGAGCAGGTTGGCGGCCTGGTCTACCTGGACTCATTGGCACAGTACGTGCCCAGCGCCGCGAACATTCGTCGCTATGCCGAGACCGTGCGCGAGCGCTCAATCCTGCGCCAACTGGTTGCAGCGAGCGACGAGATTTCGGCCAGCGCCTTCAATTCCGGAGGCGCACCGATCGCTGCAATTCTTGACAATGCTGAGCGGCAGATTTTCAACATCGGGCAGCACAACACCCGGCAAGCCGACGACTGGAAAACCCTGGAGCAGGGCACCGTCAGGCTGCTGGACTGGATGCAAGAAGCCTCAAACGGCGACTACAAACCGGACTTCACCCCCACGGGCTTTAAGGAGCTGGACGAGCGCCTAGACGGCGGCATGCGTGGCGGTGAATTGATCGTGCTGGGTGCCCGGCCCAGCATGGGCAAGACGGCCATGGGCATGAACATCATCAACCATATCGCGCTCAATGAAGGCAAGCCGTGTGGCGTGTTCTCCATGGAAATGCCCGACATCCAGATCACCCGCCGCTTGATGTCCACGGTGGGAAAGATTCGCCTGGACAAGGTGAAACGGCCCGAAAGGTTGAGCGACTTTGATTGGTCTAGCGTGTCCCGTGCCGTCGAGTCCATGCGAACGATGGACATCAGCTTTGTGGATCAGGGCGGACTGAACATCAACCAGATCCGCAGTAAGGCGAGGGCGCTGGCCCGCCGCAAGGGTCAGTTGGGCGCCATCATGTTGGACTACTTCAGCCTGATCACCGGTACCGACCCGAAGATTCCCCGCGCCTACCAGTTGCAGGAAGCCAGCATGGGATTGAAGTCGCTGGCTAAGGAGCTGAACTGCCCCGTCATCGTGTTGCAGCAGGTCAAGCGCGATGTCGAAGGCCGTGCCGATCAGATGCCCGTCATGTCCGACCTAAAGGACTCTGGATCGCTGGAGCAGGATGCCGATGCCATCATTTTCGTGCACCGGCCGGCAAAGGCTGATTCCAAGCTGGGCGACGAATGGAAGCACTTGGCCCAGGTGTCGGTGCCGAAGCTGCGCGATGGTGAAACCGGTTTCTTCAATCTCTATTGGGCCGGAGAGCACCAGGTCTTTGTTGACTGGCCAACCACCCTTGAAGTCCCCAGCAACCGGGCGCGCACGTCGCGGGGAGGTGACCTGTGAATGCCATTCGATCCGATAGCCCACAACACTCGCATGGTCGCCCGCTTCCTTTGGCTGGAGAGCCTGGACCCCGCGTATGCCACCCATGCCCTGGACCAGTACCGCAAGGACCCCAACAGTCCAAACCCAAACATTCTGGCGGATGTGAAAGCAGAGAAGACGCGCCGTGCACTGGGGAGCCAGGGCGCGAATCAACTGCCAAAGTCGCAACCGTGATCTGCAGGGGTCGTAGTCGCACGTTGATGGCGATTGAATGCCAGCCGATTGAGTCGGTGGATTTTTATGCGGGGTTTGCATGCTGAAATTCACGGTACCCGGCGCACCGGTCGGCAAGGGTCGCCCGAGGGTTACCACCAGAGGCGGCAAATTCGCTTCGATGTACACCCCTGAAAAGACGGTCAACTACGAGGGACTGGTGGCCCACAGTGGCAAGGTCGCCATGGCAGGAATGCCGTTGATCGACGGTCCCGCATTGGTGCACCTTGATATCGTTTGCCAGGTGCCCGCGAGCTGGTCGCAAAAGAAGCGCATCCAAGCGTTGGCGGGGACCGTCTACCCAACGACAAAGCCCGATATTGACAACGTGGAAAAGGCGATCTTCGACGGCCTGAACGGCGTTGTCTGGCGTGACGATGTGCAAGTCGTTGAGGTACGCAAGCGCAAGCGCTACGGCGACACGCCGGGTGTGCTGGTGACGATCATTCCGATTGGCGTTCTGATGCCGGTAATGGGGATGGTCGCATGATCGAAAAAATCAAATCAAAGTGCACCGATGACGGCGGATGCCTGGTATGGCCGCTGAGTTGCTGCAACGGGCACCCGGCAACCCGTGTGGGCACAAAGACCATGCTGGTGCGCCGCGTCGTTTGGGCCGAACTCCACGGGGAAATACCAGCGGGCCACATCGTGCACATGACTTGCACCACGCCCCTGTGTGTTGAACCCGAGCACATGGAGCTGACCACCTTTAAGAAGCTGAGTAAGAAGTTGGGCGCATTGGGGGTCATGAGCGGGCCAGTACGCAGCGCAGCCATTGCACGGGCCAAACGCAAGACGCACGCCAAGCTGACGGATGAGGCTGTGCGCGACATTCGCAACAGCTCGGAGCTTGGCCGCGTGCTGGCAGAGCGGCACGGGGTATCACAGGCGCACGTCAGCAAAGTGCAACTGCACAAGGCTTGGCGCGAGTTCTCGTCGCCATTCAACGGGCTGGGGGCGCGGATATGACACGCGAGTACCCAGACCGCGAGAACACGCTTTCCCTGTTGGCCGACTGGCAGAAGCACCATGCAGCAATCGAGAAGCTGATGGATGGCATCAAAGACACCATGGGCCTTGACATCGATGGACCGCTGTTTGAAATCGTTTGGAAGCTGTTCGATGCCTACACCGACACGCTATCTGTGGAGGTTGGCGACTTTGGCGGCTGGCTTGAATGGCACGCTTCCGAGAACAACATGGGCGCGGGAAAGATGCAGGCCGGATATGACGGCCAGTTGATTGCTATCGAATCGCTGGGTGATTTGTGCCGGCTGATTGAGATTTCGCGTGAGCGGGGGGCCGACTGATGCGCTGCTCGCGTTGCCATCGCCAATTGACCAAGGCCGCAGTGACCAGCGGAAGCCTGACCCTTGGCCCAACTTGTGCCCGTCTTTTAAACATCGCAACCGGCAAGCGAGTGGCCGCACCGGTAACGCAAGCGGGCCAACTTCCGCTGTTTCAAGCTGAGCAGGTGGTTTCATGATCCTGCCGCCGATAGACATTCCAGACGGCACAAACATCCTTGAGTTGCCGGTGAAGCCGCGCGCCAGCGCAGACGAGGGGCCAATGCTACAGCCGGTCCCTTACAGCCACTGCAATCACCTTTATGCATCGTTCGAAATCGACATGGATGCGCAGAAATGCCGCTGCAAGAAGTGCAATGAAGATGTCTCGCCAATGTTTGTGCTGCAGCAGCTTATGAAAACAGAGAGTCGCTGGATGCGGCAGCGGGAATCCTACCAAGACGAGATGAAGCGCCTTGCTGAGCGTAGCCGCACCAAGTGCCGTCACTGCGGCGAGATGACTGAGATCAGCCGATCATGACCAACCTGATCCGCCTACCACCAACCACCAGCATGACGGCAGAGCAGGCGCTGGCCAGTGCCATGACCGACGCTGAATCAGGCCACCTGAAAGACGTTCTGATCATTGGCTACGACGAGGATGGTGATCTGTTTATCAGGTCCAGCCGGTTGACATGCGCCGAAGCCTTCTTTCTGGCACACAAGGCCGCGCGGTGGGCACAGGAAGGCGGTGTGTCGTGAGCACCATCACTTTGGTCAAGCAGCATCCCACCGAGATCCCGGAAGCCGACCGCGCCGCCGCGCGCCGTGTGCTGTTCGGCATGGTTGACGGTCTGGGCGAGGGAGGCCGCAAGCAGTGGCGCCGCTTTGTCAATGGCCTGATGTCGCTGGAGCCCGGGGAGATGGTGTCTATCCGCACCCACAAAGCCCGTAGCGGTCCATTTCACCGCCGTCATATGGCGATTGAGACCGCCGTGTTCGAGGCTCAAGACAAGTTCGAGAGCTTCGAGCAGTTCAGGAACTGGATGAAAGTAGGAAGCGGGTTTTGTGACTGGATCGCAGGGCCAAAGGGTGCCGTGATACCGGTCCCACGGTCCATCGCCTTCGACAAGCTGGAAGACGGCGAGATGCGCCAGGTGCATGACGACATGGTGAAGTTTCTTCGCTCAGAGCACGCCGGAAAGGCGCTGTGGAAGCACCTGGAGCCCGCCGCGCGCATGGAAATGATTGAAACCGTGCTGCGCGAATTCAACGAGTAACCACTGATTTACCAACCCCGAAAGGAAACCACCGTGAACACAGAAACCACAAACGAAACCCACTTCTTGCAACCGAAGATCACAGGCTACCGCCAACTGAGCGAAGAAGAAGTCGCACTGATGAACGAGGGAAAAGCCCTAGCCGAACAGTGCGGCGCGTATATTGCCAAGTTGCGTAAATTTACCCCTCAGCCGAGCAATGAACACATTGAAGGCTGCTTAGACCAGCGCTGGATTAGCATTGGCGCAACAGACCTGCAGACCGGCTTCATGGCCGTGATTCGCGGCATCGCCCAGCCAACCACGTTTTGACCCATGACCGCCATCGCAAAATTCCCCTACATCCGAAGTCCCAAGCTGATGCAGGCCTATCGCAAGATACCCTGCCAACACTGCGGTATCGATGACGGTACGGTTTGCGGAGCGCACGCCAACACAGCAGCCATGGGCAAAGGGCGCGGCATCAAGGCGACGGATTCAGCGTGCGCAAGCCTTTGCCATCGGTGCCACATGGAAGTGGACCAGGGCCGAACGATGTCCCGCAATGAGCGCGTACAGGTCTGGACTGACGCGCATCTCAAGACCGTGGCCGAGCTGGTGCGGCTCGGACTGTGGCCGAAAGGCATCCCAGTTCCTGAGACAAAACAGCCTCTAGCCCTCGTGGAATATGCGTAGACAGCTACAGAAGTAATAGCATGAACTGCCCCAACTGCGAAGCCCCACATACCCGCGTAGAGGAATCCCGCCGCACTGCCGAGATCGTCTACCGGGTTCGCATTTGCAGGGTATGCCGCTGGCGCGTGACGACCGAAGAGAAGGCAGCAGAAGAGCAGAGCATTCCCGATGCGATCAGGAAGCCAAAGAAGGCGCAAGCCCCCGTAAACAGTGCGTAAGAAGCTATCAATTTACTAGCAAACTATGAAAATCATCGAATCTAGCGCCATCACAAAGACCGCCATCGATAACCGCCTGGATGACCTGCTTGTCATGTGGCACCGTTACCGGGCCGGCTACTCAGTTGGGCGCGGATTCTCCGGGCGGGATGCAACCTGCCGGGATTTC